TAATGATTTATCGTAAAGACGAACTAAATTTATAAATTGGTAAATATCTCTACTACCTATTCTTTCAAAATAATAATTTCTTAAATCAGTTAAATCCTTGTAAGTATCTTGGTATTGGTCATCGTATGCTCCAATATAATCATCTATACTAATTCCACCAAATGATTTAGCAATATCCAAATCCAAATCTTTGTTTGGAGAAAAGAATAATCCCAATCTATTACTATCGCGCTTTGATGTTTCATACGCCTTTTTAGTTGAACGAGATTTGTATGATAAATCACTTATTAGGGTCTGGTCCTCAAATCTTACTTTGTTAGAACTATAACGAGATGCGCCTGAATTTGGTATTGATAAGGTTACACTTCTATCTATAATTTCATAGTTGTATGGGTATTGAGTTACACTACTAAATCCACTTGCTAATGAAGCAGTTTGATATGTATTGTTTGGTGCTACGTTTTTAACCGATGCAGTTAATGCCAAATTTTTTGGATATTCAAAATCTAAACGAACTTGCAAATCTGTTGTAGATGCAGATATATGATTACCATTAATTGCTTCTGGATGTAGAACGTGTAAATCAAACGCACTCTCACTTAATGGTGTATTCCACATACGGAACTCATCCATTTCACCTACATAAGTTCCACCAATTTGAAGTGTTGAACCAGTATTCCAAACTGCATTATTAAATGAATAGTTAAAAGAACCTTCTTTAATAATTCTATCTTTTTCACCTGTTTTATAATAAAGTGTAAATGTAGAGCCAGTACCAATTGTTTCTTTATTTAATAGGATATTATGATAATTTCCATCATAGAATTGGTATTGTGTTGTTACAATATTTTCTAATCCAGTAGATGATGATACCGCCAACTCCAAACTACCAGATGTTTGTGAAGCGTGATTACCGGGTACTAATGATAATGTAAATGAATTACCTTTAACTAAAGTCATTCCACTACCAGAGTATGCTGGTTTAATTCTTAACTCAATTGCGTTTGAACCACTCCATCTTGTAGTCAAATAAGAACCAGATGTGAAATTTAGGTTTGCAGTTTGTGTATCGTATGTATATTTTGTAGTTTCTACTGCATCCTCGCTATCCGGTCCACCAAATTCTATAATAGATAAGTTAGAGTTAGCAATTCCATAGCAATTTAGTAAAGCTTGAATACCACGCTTTGTACCTTTATGTTTTAATAAATAAGGTAAGTTATTAGCAATTCTTCTCCAAACTGTTTTTGTTCTTTTTTCTGGCGTATTTTCTTCAACAATATTTCCATCTGTATCTTTACCAAATAAGTAACTCCAAAGTTGTTTGTTTGAATTTAGATTTTTAGCATCCCAACCAAATGATTTTAAATAATTATACAACATATCATCGTGAATACCATCCGTATCCTTTTCTGTTATGTTCTTTGTTTCGGTCATACCTTTTATGTAAGACCAGATAATATCAAAATGATGACCAATCATATCTAAAAATAATAGATAATCGGAGTTCTCATCTGTTTCTATTAGGAACAAAGGTATATTATTTTTTAATGCGTTTTTGTTGCCTGTATCAAACGCCTGTGTATTTAGTAATGTAGAATTAAACCAATATGTAGCAGTACCATAGACATCATCGGCGTATACAACATTATATTTTCCATTTGAGTCAAATGAACCAGATGTAAATCTACTACCGGTTGGAAATGAATCATATGAATATCCACCATCAACAAGTTCCCACTTATTTGATGTACTAACGCTTGGTTTATAGTTTGTATTTGAAATTATACATTTATAATAATTATTTGTATCCGGTTCAAATACAACATCGTTTATATTATAAGTTTTATTGTTATTCCAATTGGATTTAGTAGAATAAAAAACTTTAGAACCAGATACTAAACTATTCTCCCAACCATCAAACGCATTTAATAAATTTACTTTTTTAGTTTGGTATGAAAGGATTTCATTTACCGCACTAATAGAACCAGTGAATGCTTGTAAATGAAAAACTCTATCATCGTAGTATTCTAATAATTCTTTTTTGTATTTAAAGTTTGCCAATCTTTCAACTGCTGAACTATATTTTACAAAGTTATTAAAATCACCATAATCTATATTAACTTTATCTACCTCAAATAAATTATCGTATAAGTATTTATCAACAATTTGTTGTGATGATGTGGAACCAGAAAGTATAAGTTGGTCTAATGATTCAAATGCAGTAGATTGTTGTTTTACAAAATCAACCTCTATATCAAAATTAGGTCCTCTTAAAAATTGAACATTTTGAATACTTTCACCAGTAATTGTAACCGTCCTTACGATTGGCAAAGACATAATCTCACTAATCCAAAGAGTATCGTTTTTATTTATACTAGTTGGCAATGGTTCATATAATTTAAGGACAATTGTTTTTGTAATATCAACTGGTATCCTATTACCTAACTCATCAAATTGAAAGTTAGTAAATGTAGAATAATCTACATCCCAGTTTGAGATTACAATTTGTTTATCTTCTTTATCAAATTCTGCTAAATGATTTAAATAGCGAGGTCTATCTTCTAAATTAAAATCAATATTACGAATAATTGAATTATATAAATCTTGCTTTAACTTATCGGTTGATACATATAATGCTGGCTCTGCTACCTTTATTTCTATTTTAGTTTCATCACCGCGAATGGCTTCCATTACCGATTGACCATTTACATTAGTTTCATCGTATGGAATAAATATAAGATTGATAGCACCATTCTTTACTGCACCTTTCTTTTTTAAATCATTAAAATTAAATGATAGGTTTTCCGCTTTACCATATTTTCCAATTAAATTTTTATTATTTTCCGTTGTGTGATATATTAACACATAATCGGCAGTATTTGATTTATACTGAATATTAAATGGATAATCTCCCAACGTATAAGTTGGGATTGTAATTGAATCTGGAAAGTTTATTTCGTTTATTAAAGGAACATCATATGTCTCACTTACCAACATTATTTTTAAAATCCTTTTTAACATCTAATGTTATAGTTTTACCTTCAAACCCAACACCAGAACTTAACGCAATTCTTCTTTCTCCAAATGGAGTCTTTATTAAAACACTTTCAGAATTTTTTATTGAAACTGGAATATTAAATTCAGTTGTTTTAAATTTTGAACGCAATGTAGAACCAGGAACTTTAAAATTAAATGAACTTCCTAATTGTATTCCTGCAATTTTACTATCACTTGGTTTTAACTCAACAAATACATTTATGTTTTTTATTAATACATTACCAGGTAGTGTTAATTTACCATCTACAAATCCTGTTGAAATATAAGTATCATTTCCAGCGTATGCCCACTTTAAAGCCAATAAATCATAATTACCGGTATTAGATACTGATATTACTACATCTTTTAAATTAGTATTTGTAGTAGATATGTTTGCAATATCATTTATTTTTAAATTTAATGGTTGTGGTAAATTACCAGTTTCTACTTTAATATTAAAAGGAGATTGTGAATAATTTGATAAAAACCCAATACTTTGTTTTATAGTAAAAGTTTCAGAGCCACTATTAGTTGGTGGTGGGTTATTCGGTTTTGGTGTAGCAACTACCGCTTCGTATTTAAAATCTAATTCAATAGTTGCAGGTGTTTTAGTAAAAAACTTTGGTTCTTTTGGAGTACCACGCTCTATTTCACTTAAAATAAAACCATCACCATTTTTACCAATTACAAATCTGTTTAAGACAGTGAATTTGTTTGTATCATAGTTTGGATATATAATTGTAGTATCATTTAATTTATTAAAATCAAATTGAGTAGTACTACCCTCTTCTACTTTTTGACCATTTATAGTGTAATTTGTAGTTCCTTTTGATATTGAATTGTTTATTACCTTTACACTAATAGTTTTAATTGGAGAAAAATCCCCCTTATCTACTGGCTTATCTTTTGGTTTATCTATTGGTTCACTTATTTGTCTTCCTGTGTTTGGGTCCAAATATTCTATTTTAGTAACATCTTTTAGTATTTTTTCAATAGAACCCGGTGATGTTAAATCTTGTGTAGGATTTGCTTGATTAATGATTGTCTGTGTACCATCTTTATTTGTTAATATGATAGGATTATTGACAGTTAAATCAAGACCCAACATAGTAAGTGGATTTATATTACCAATATTAGCGGCAATACCTGCTATTGAAGCAGCCTGTCCTTCTGGTGTATTTATACCACCCGGTGCCGTTAATGATGCAACTGCTGCATTAATAGCATTTATATCAAACGTGACACCTTGCAATGCTTCGTATGTATCGTATGGTATTCCTAACTTATCAGCGTCTGCTTGTTGCTCTGGTGTTAAAGGCATTTTATATTATTTCTTTACTATAATTATTGATTTTTAGGATTTTGAGAAGATGTATTAAACCCATATTGAATTAGCATCTTGGGAAGATGTATCAATCCCACTACTCGGACCTGTACCATCACCGATACCTAATCCAAGTCCGGCGCCAATTCCGGTTCCAACTCCACCACCAACTTGTGTTCCAATAATAGGAACAACTCCGCCGCCTCCACCACTAGCGCCACCTCCATCACCACCTCCAGTACCCGAACCCGGTGGAGTTGTGATTAGTGAATTATAATCTTGAGAAGATGTATCAGCCCCATCCATTGGCGGTGTTGGACCTGTACCATCACCAATACCTAATCCACCCAATGGATTAAAACCAGGACCCGTTCCCCTGCTACCGGGACCAGTTGGACCGGTTGGACTAGTTGTTCCCTGATTACCTTGTGGGCCAGTTGGGCCTGTTGGACTAGTTGGTTGTTTTAATGTAACAGTTTTGTTAGTTGCATTACCCCCTAATCCAGATACACTTGGTTGTGTTTGTATTTTGGTTGTCGAATTATACCCAGTATTCAATAAAGATTGTAATGTTGAGGATGGTCTGTATTGTCCACTTGCTTGCTTAACCGATAATTGATATTCTCGTTTACGGATAAATTGCATATTATATTCAATTGAATCGTGTAATCTATTTTGTATAATTAACTTAAATTCATTAGTAGATACAAAATCATCTAAATCAAATGCATTTTTTATTTGTTGGCCATAATCGCTTGCACCTAATTTGAATTGTTTTCCATCTATTTCATTAAATACCGATTTACGGAAATCACTATATATTTTATTTTTAAAATTTGTGTATCCTTCACTACCACCAAATACAAAATCTTTGTTTATTACCTCAATATATTTTGGACCAAAGGTAGATATAAAATAACCATCTATAAGTGTTGATATATTTAATTCTATTTTATCTAAAAACGCTTGTATTTTTTTATATGATTGACGAAATTCTGATACATTATCCATAAATGAAAAGTACCTATCTTGCAAATCATTATTTATTGCCTTATCTACTCCCAATAACGGAAGAATACGAATTTCAGTACGAGATGGCGATACTTCGTGTATCCAAACTTTTTTCTTTTGATTTTCGTTTCCTACATAATTTTTAACAAAAGCAAAGCTTACTCTAAACTCACCATTACCATACCCAGCTTCAAATACTAATTTCTCAACATCAATCTCAAATATCTTTTCACCGGTTGTAGTATCTAACGAATCTTTTAAATACATTGGTAATTCTGCTTTGTGGATATATCTTACTTTTAATCCACCGGTCTGTTCTAATAAATTATTTGATATATCATATAAACGGAACTCTATGGCATCGTTTTTGGATAATCCAAAATCAGCTACTCTTTTGGCAGTTGTTTTGAATATATTTAAATCAGCAGGTTTAATTAGTTGAGCGGTTGACTCTAATTCCTGATTTATTTTTTCGATATTTTTAAAATCTTTTATAGCCATTATTCGTTTCCTAATTCACCAGTAAATGTTACAGTTTGAGTTGGTTGACCATCACTAGTTACGGTAAATGTTATATTAAATTCATAAAATTCTTTTCCACTACCGCCTAAAAAACCACCACCCCAGCCATCATTATTTAAATCATCTGTCCAAGCCTTTGGAAAAGTAAATTGAGCAAGTTGTCCTGCTGATATAGCAATCTCCCGCCTTTCCCATCGTATTTTCCAAAAATTATTCGGACCAGCGCCAGTTTCATTTACGGTTACAACAACATTTCTACCACTAGCTGCAACTTTTATTACATTAGCCCCGCCTACAAATCTATTACTTGCTCCAGAACTACCACTCTTATCTCTTATTACTTTTAGTATCCCAACTGGAGGTTTTGATTGAATTTGTGGAGAAAATACTGCCAAATTACCAGCAACTCTAGCACCGGCTTCGGATTTAACTTGATTAAAATTACCAACTGCTTCTTCCGTTTTACTAACCGTTGTAGATGCAGCCGATACCAAATTATTTAGAGTATCTATTTGTTTTAGTAGAGCAGTTTTTTGAGCAGTCAGACCAGCATTTTCTGCTTCTAATCCAGTTCTTTCTGCATTCTCACTAATTGCTTTTTGTATTGCAGTTGAAAGACCAGTTCTTAATTCTGCAACTATATTGTTTTGTGCAGCTAAACTATTCTCTAAATTTGCATTCTGTAATTTAAGAAAATCGTTTGAAATATATAATGAACCGCTATCGGCTGTTTTTTGATTTAATTTGGTAGTTAAATCTTCTACTTTTGTGTTTAAATCTACAATCTGTAAACTTAATTCTTCATTTAACTTAACCTCCGCATCGTATATAGGTCTCGGTACCAAATCCAATTTTGCGTTTGGAAGCGGTTTAATGAGTTCAGTTACTTTTGTATTTACGGATTTTTCTAATTGTAATTTATCAAATTGGTCCGAATATAATTTTGTTGTAAAAGTTTCGTCACTCTTATTAGTTAAATCAATATTTTGTCTTTCTATTGCCATTATTTGATTATTTCAAAATCACCTAAATCAAATTCTTCTTCGTTGTAATCTTCAATCGTTTTTACTGATAAGTTATATAGTCTACCATGTGCAAAGTTAGTAAAGTTTAGACGAATTATATTACTATCTGTTCCTACTAATACTTTTGAATTTACATCGTATGGTACAATTGTTTCTTTTGTTATTACATCCTTTATTGTATAATAACTTTCAGTTGGTATAGTATAGCCAGTTTGATATTCAAATGTTGGATAAACATTACCAGATGTTATTGGGTTAAATTGTTTAACCGGGTATAATTCTCTAGCTATTAATTTTATTTGTGCTTTTTGCCCTAACTTATATTGGTTTTTTATATTAGATGAATATATCCTATATTGTCTACTACCCACCGCTGCTAAACTACCAGTTGATGGTGATGTTTCTTGCCAACTAATTTTTAATTTTGGTTGGTAGATTGTATTTGTTTCCTTTGAGAAAAACTTAACAGAACCATAATCAACTCTATCCTCTTCTGCTGCAGAACTATATTTAAGAATTAATCCATTATTTGGAATACTACCAGTCAACCAACTTTTTACATTGTTTGTAATATCAAATGTTACATCATCTAACACATAACTATATGTATTTGAAACCGATGAAGCAGTGTACCAAGTACCACCATATCCAGTCCAAGAACCAGTCGTTCCAGCACTAAAGGATGCAGTAATACCATTTATATCATCATTCCATATGGTTGTTGTATCATCACCATTACGATAAATCCAAGTTGCACCATTTGTAGATATTTCATCAAATCTTGTACCAGTTCCATTTTCCCAACTCTGTGAAATTGAGTGGGCTTGTAATGTTATAGTTGCAGGTATTTCATTTGCTTCTGCTAACTTTAATTCCAACGATGCAGTAAATGAACCAGATGGAATTTCACCATTAGCTACACTACGAGATATAGCAGTTAAATCAAATTTAATTAAGGTACGAGCAACATCCTTTGTATCACCATAGTATTGTTTTGATATTTCTAATATCTCATCTATACCAGTATTTTGGTATGGTTGTTGTAAGTATATGCTTGCGTCCGATGAAGCGGTGTAAAATAAGTTCATTATATTGCTCTTCCTTTAATGTCAGTATTTGGGAATTTAATTTCAAAAATAGCAGGGTCTAACGATGGATAAATAATTTTATTACGAGTTGCCTCTACTACATTATATCCATAAGTTGAATAATTACCACCCTTTAAGTTTACAACCTCTACTTTTTGAACTGCCGATACACCATCTATATTAGCTATCTCTAATTCAATTTCACTTAAATTTATTGGTTGGTTTATTTGCCATTTAGTAATATCAAAATAATTCTTTAATGCGTTGTTTGCTTTTAACAATACCTCTCTCTTATTATAGTTACTATAAATTGTAACCTCATAGTTTATCCCCACATTAATAACAAACCCATCTAACATATTAACTGCATCCGTCAACATTCTATATTCTTCTAAATATGTTTTAAGATTTTGTTTAATTGCATCGTTTAATACTGTAAGATTACCATTCACATCATATCCTAAAAGATACATATTAATAGCAAACGGATTGTTAAATTCAGCGTTTATAGTTTTTTGTTGTAAAACATATCGTTCTAACTGGTCACCTATTTCAGTATCAGTTTTTCCTACCGATGCTTTTACTAAATTTAAAAATTGTTGTTTAGCGGTATCATCTCTTAAAACTGCTTGGATTTTTGTATCATCTAATGCAGTATCTTGCTGAACGAATACTTTTGCCACACTACCAAATTGTGAATCCATTGCCAATGTTCTTACCTCAAAATCCTTACGAGTTACTGCTCTATTTTGAGAACCATAATTAGCAATAGCATTTTCACGAATTTCTTCTAATGTTTCAACACCTGCTCCACCAACTCCCGGCTCTAAATTAGTAACTGCTACCGATTGTTTTGATTGGTTATATAATGGTAATGTAATTGGTGTATATTGTAAAAGGTCTTCATCAAATTCAATTAGACCTAATGTTCTTAAATCACCAACAGATACATTTGAACCTATACCACCACCGGATAAATAAGTTATAGTTAAAGTTGTATTGGATGGCGCTATACCATATGTAGATGTTTTTAAAAAATTTGTTGGGTCAAACGATTCACCTAATTTATCTATTGAATTATTTAATCCTAATCCTACATTTTTAGTAGATGGTATTAGTAACTCATCACTAGTTAATCCACTACCCCCACCAAAACGAACTTCTACGGTTTGGTTATCTATAATCTTTGTTGTAAATCTACGTGGAGTTTTTAATAACTTTAATAAATAAGGAGTGGTAGAACGATATTGTGCTAATTCCGGGTCATTTGATTCTACATTTGGAGTTTTAGTGTATATTGTTTCTTGTGCCAAATATGGAACTTCATAATATACATTACCATTTTCATCTACTATTTTTTCTATACTAACAAAGTTAGCATCAGTTATTGTATAAGTTGGATTTTTTGTAAAATCCAAAACCCGAAATTCTTCCGTTTTAACTTCTGCACTAATTGCTTTTACCTTTTTTGTTAAAAGATACAAAGATGTTTCAGTACCAGATGTTTGGAATACACTAACTTCTCTTTCGTATGCATCGTTAAAATCAACATCATCGGTTGTTATGAATGTTAATTCATTATTTAATCCAGATTTTACTTGCATACCTTCTTTTATTTTTAAAGCGTATGAGTAATCTGGTTTGTTATTTACACCGGTTCCTATATTTGGAACGGTTTGATATACGGAAAGTGTAGTTGTTGCTGGGCGAGATAATTTTGGTTTGTATCCTAAATTTTGAGCTTGAGTTACTATATTCTTATAGTTACCAGCTAAATTGATAAAAGATTCTTTTAATTGTGCATCTGTATAATAAGAAAGAACATCACCCACATAAGCTGCTTGCTCTAAAAACATCATACCCGGAGATGCTTCGTTAAAATCGTTGAAAGTATCTGCGTAGTAAGTTCTTGTAAAATCAATAAGGGATTGACGTAGAGATGCAAAATCCCTATTAAGATATTTTATCTCCTTATTATTTTTACCCCAAGTCTTTTCGGTAGGTAGTAGTGCCATATTATACTGTTATATTTAATGAGTCTCTTGAATTGTTACCAGCAAATGATAAGGTATAATCCAATTTAACACTTATTCTATTATTATCTTTTGAGTTTGTATCGGAATCTACAACTATATTATTTACTATTACAAATGGCAACCATCTTTGTATTGAAGTTTCTATTTCGTTTTGTATAAATTCATACACACCACCCTCATCAATCTGCTCAAAAATAGCTTGTCTTAAATTACAACCAAATTCAGGTTGCATTACACGCTCTCCTCTATTAGTTAAAATCAAATTTTTAAGGTCTGATTTTATTTGTTCTTTTGTAGTATAAGTAACTGCAAAGAAACCATTATTACCTTTTGTAAATGGCAAAGATACACCGACACTTTTGTCTTGCGTATCTATAATGAATTTCTTTTGTAGTTCGTATGCCATTATTATTTCTTAAACTTCTTAACTAATTGTGAGTAATCTCTGTTCATTGCTTTCATTACCAACTCAACACCCTCTGGGTTCTTATGTGCTAACATTCTTGCTTGTTGCTCAACCGATGGGCCAGCTTGTGAATATGTATCTTGCATATTTGCTTGCTCTCCAAATGCGTTTGCGTCATACCCAAACATATCAGGTGTAATTCTTGGAGTATGTGGATTTACATTTTTTTTATCAAAACGCATTTCACCCCAATTACCATCATCCTTTGAAACCGCTTGGTAATTTTCGTTTACTGATGGTTTAGATGGTGTCTGTAATTCTTCATTCAGTACCTCTGTAACTGCTTTGCGGATTTCCTCTTTAAGAGTTTTTCTAATGTCTTCTCTTAAAACCTTTACCAATCCTTTAATTAATTCTGTCTGATTCATAAAAATTATTGTAGTTTATCTTATATAAATATATGTTATGTATAAAATCCCCAATATTCCCAATGCCATATTTTATCGGTATTATTGTGAGACATTAAAACCAGTCCAAGGTAATAATGCAGGACCAGGTGGTGCAATTGGTGGATATTGTGATATTGTATTACAGAACCCACTTATCGTTGTTAAATGTATAGTAGATTGTATAATGAACGCATCTAAATATGGATTATTAGATTTAGTTGGTATTACCGGTATTGGTGCTTCTGGCCATACACCGGGATTTGTGACAGTGTTTGAAATAACAGCTAAATTTAATATAGTGCCGGGAGCTGGAATTGTTGGTGGTATTTTTCCTAACTCTGCTCCAGTCCAATATGTAATTGCACCTTTACCCAATAATGCAATAGATTGATTATAAAATGTTTCTGTTTTTGAATTTTTACCAACCTCAAGTGCATATAATACAGTTGAACGCATTAATTCAGTATTACCTTTAATGACAGTATTTCCAGTTAACAAATCTAATCCCCTTTTCATACATTGGTCATATTTTTGAGTAAAGAAATCGGCAAATTCATCTGTACTCTTAAATGAAGAGTTTTCCATCTTTGACAACATTTCTTGCTTAAAAATACTCCAGGACATTATACTAAATAATTAGTAGATGAAAGGCAATCTTTCAGTTCGTTTGCTAATCCGGTGAATGTTGCCTTATCAATAGGACCGGGTGCAGATGGACCAGATGGTGTTGCTATAGTCATTAAGTTAATTGCTTGAATTAATCTATCTATCAAACTAATTAATTTATTACCCAATATCATTTGATTTGCATCAACCGAACTCTCACTATTATCTACTCCCAATAAAACCTTACCACCTTCAACCGCAATAATAACATCGTTATTTGCTTGTGCAGTAATTCTTACATTACCATCGTTGGCAGTAAAATCAATAGAACTAGCATCTATACTAACCGTATCATTTGCAAATATAGAAAGATTACGATTAGATATTAAAAATATATCATCACCCTTTGTTGACAATGTTAATCTATCCGTATTAACTATTATTTGGTCACCCTTTGCTTCGCTTGGGAATTGGTAACGAGTACTATTTGCAGATGTTGGTGTATATGGTGTTATGTACTCACCACTTGTCATATGTATAGATGAACCATCACTATTAATATCTTCATCAACTACATCATAAATTTGTTTTGCTTT